TATAATGGAGTTTTATACTTTTTTAAATAATATTAATAATGATGATTTACAATATTGTATTGATACAAACAAAGAAATTGATTCATTAATTAGACAACAATTAGTAGCGATGTATGATGCAGTTGAAAATTTTAGAAAAATTGTTCATGATAATGTTGGATCAAAAGGTAAGTATGGTATACAATGGCCAGAATCAGCAAAATTGATAATTAATAGTTATTTACCAGGTAAAACTTTTGATAATTATTTACCAACAGAAGATGAAGATTAATTATGTCATTAGAAAGATTTTCAAACAAAGATAGTATTTTATCTAATAATGGATTACAACGTGGTATTATTTGGAACAATGATATACTACCATCTTTAATGTTGGATTCACGAACAATAACTGTTAAAGATAATTTATCGGTTGAAGTTCATGTTTATTCACAAAATGGTGAATATTTAGTTGGCGGCGATACACGTGCATATAAATTAAACAAAGATAAAATACAAATTGACTATGCAGCTGCATTAGCACAATTGAATATACCACGTGGTTATTTTGAAGTAGCTACAAACATTTATTCAAATTTAATTGGTAATAGTCAATCGCCTGTATTACAAGTTAAAGAAATATCCCCAGACCGACGCGAAGCGTTAATACAATTATTTTTTACAGATGAATCTGTTGAATATGTATATGATGGCGCTATTGACAAGTATTTTGGTGAATACGCAAGTGCATTTGACGGAGATATTGCTTTAAATTTTGGACTTAATCGCGTTTATAAAATTATCAACCAACGTGAATGGACAACACCGAATAGTATGGTTGTTCGTTTATACACGCCATTGCCAGATGATATTATTGTAAATGATACATTATGGTTAGTTGAAGAATTAGCGGACACTTATATTGATAATATACAGATAAATTCTGCTAGAATAGATAATCAACAAAATACGTTACGTGGTCCAAATTTTGATATTGAAAGTAATTATAATACAATTACTGAAACTGAATTTAAAAACTGGACACAGCTATTAAATACCAATTTAGCATCATCGCAGCAAATAATTAATAGTTATTTTTCTGGCTCGTTAGAAAGTTTAAATATTGGTATTGATTATACAGCATTTGATAATTTTGTATTTTACGGCTCGGCATATGAGCGTTTAGCAAACTTTAAATATAAATTAGATTTATTAGAGTATTATGATTCACAATTAGATTTATTAGACAATGCAACTGGCACGGATACTACATTTGCAAATAATATAACTAAATATAATAATCAAAAACAGACATTACTAGGTACATTTGATAATTTTGAACGTTGGCTGTATTATGAGCCTACTGCCAGTTTAACAACACATGGTACTTCCGGAAGTTATATAGGAGCTGATACGTATGCGTTAACTCCATGGCCTAAGTATTTGTCTGGCAGTGCTTATTATGTTCATACAACTGATAGTGCTTTAGGCCAAGCTTGGTATAATGGATTTTTATCAACGGCATCTTTTTACGATGTAGAAAATGCGAATGCATTGATAAAAACAATACCAGAACATATACGTAACGATGCAAATAATAGTGAATATGAATTATTTGTAAACATGATAGGCCAGCATTTTGATATACTTTATACGTACATTAATGCATTAACTAAAATATATCGACCAGAAGAACAACCTAAATTAGGAATAGATAAAGAAGCGTTATATGAAATAGCGCAGTCTATGGGTTGGAAGTTAGCAAATGGACGGCAGGCATCGAGTTTATGGCAGTATAAATTAGGTGTTGATGGTAATGGTAAATACATGTCAACTGGTAGTTTATTCAGCAAATCAGATGATGAAATAACTACCGAAATTTGGCGTCGTATTGTAAATAATTTACCGTATCTTCTCAAAACAAAAGGAACTGCTAGATCTGTTAAAGCATTAATGAATGTTTATGGTATTCCACAAACGTTATTAAGTATACGTGAATATGGCGGCCCCAATCCAAATGCAGATACTCCGGCTTTGATTGAAGATCGTTTTGGATATAAGTTATACATATCTAGTTCATATACAGCAAATACAGTTTCTGGGTCAATTATTTATTATCCAGTAACATATTACACAGCTAGTGGTAATTGGAATTCTGGTATTACAGATTCAACGAATGGAAGGGCGGCTGCAATAACACGTGAAATACGTTTTCAACCAGCAGTTAAAAATTCTATGCCAATATTAAGCGTGCGTGGCACTACATTAACTACTTCAATACTATCTGGTATTACAATTGAATATACCGGTTCATATTCAGGTAGTAGTGACTACGGTAGAATATGGATATCACATTATTCATCATCAGGCGTTACGGCGCCATATGCAATTTCTGCAAGTACGGAGTGGCTACCGTTATATGATGGTGATATGTGGAATTTACGTTGGTGGTGGACTGGTGGAGGCACTACATATAATTCATCTACCCCTGCTACATCCGATACTACATATTATGTACAAGTACAAAAAGCAAGTGATTATATAAACGGTAAGATAATTCATCAATCAAGTGCATCAGTAACGCCAAATTCTACTTATACTACACAGTGGTTATATTGGAGCACAAACAATTTATCTCCAACTCAATCACCTCGAGCTTTACATATTGGCGGCAATGCTAATATGACTGGGTATACTAGGTTTCCATTCAAAGTGTCTAGTTCAAATATGTATGTACAAGAGTATCGCGAATGGCTAGAAGAGTTAGATCAAAATACATTTGATATACATACACTTAATCCAACTAGTTATGTATCATCATTAAATGCCACTGCTAGTTATAATACATTAGTACGTCATTATGCATTTGGTAGTGATTTAAATGCAGTTGATCATAGTACAAGTTTAATAATTACATCTAGTCATCCTGCTAGTCATATTATAACAAACTTTTCTGTCGATACTACTACTAATACTGGTTTAACTATTGGTGGTAATTCTTATGCATTTGCTGCTTATAGTGGTTCATTAGTGTCAACGTTTAATACGTCTGAGGATATAGAACGTGGCCAATATTTACCAATTGAAGAAACGTATTATATCGACGGAATTTCATTGGGAGGCCAATTATCTAGATCTGAAAAAATACGTTTAGAGGATAACTTTTTAATACGTAGATTGTCACCTACAAATACAGCAGAACGTTCAAGCTTTGATTATGCGCCAATAGATACAAATCGTTTAGGTTTATTTTATAGTCAGGCTGACCAGGTCAATAAAGATATTTTTGATCAAATTGGCGACATTGCATTAGATGATTACGTAGGAAATCCTGAGGATGAATTTGATTATCAATATCCACAATTACGTGGCTTTAGTACAGAATATTGGAAAAAGTATACTAATCGTAACGACATAAATGCATTTATACGAGTATTTAGTCAATTTGATTTCACATTGTTTAATCAAATAAAACAATTATTACCAGCACGAGTTGATGAAGTAATGGGTTTATTAGTTGAGCCGCATGCCTTGGAACGTAATAAAATTGCATTAACAAAGCGTATTGGTGTTGAAAATCCTCAATATACCGTTGTATTATTATATCAACCAACAGCTAGTTCAGAATATTTTCCAGAATATACTGCATCAATATCAACTAGTTATATTGTATCAGCTGATAGTGTATACCATTCTAGTAGTAATGGTTATACTGATACTGGTAATACTTATGCAAATATTGTGTTACGCGATCATGTAGTGCCTATGAGCTATTTAACTGAGGAAGTACCGGTTGATAATTCAGTTGTCTTAAATTTAACGACATATGCCACAACTGTTAATTACAGAACAAATATTGGCTTAGCACGTGAGATTGGAGTCACTGGAAGTATTTGGAATGGAATAACAGTTAGTAGTCCTAGATTAATAGGATTATATACTGGCGGTGGCACTGATTTACTTAGAACAAACGTACCAACCGGTTCTGCTAGTTCTAGACTTGAAATTACATACCCCGTATATAGTCAATATGATATTGATTATGATTTTACAATTAAGTCAATGCCAATAGATGCCAATTCTCCCGGCAGTGCCCAGGAACGATGTTCATTATTATTAATAGATACTAATGGAATTGTCACTACTATATCAGAACAAAATCAGTTTTTTACAACGACGGGAGGTGCCGGCGCATATAAAACATATTCATTTAATAATATTCGTATACCAGCATATACTAATACATTTGCTGTAGGTATTCAATATAAAGAAACGTCTGGAACGGATGGCCTAAACATGTATGCTGATTTTATGCAGGTAACCGCATCTATTAATAATGTATATCATTCAGCTATACGACCAGATATTATCGAACAAACTATTACACCTGGGTATTTTAGAAAAGTATTTCATTATTCGGGTAGTATAGATGATACTAAAATAATTAAAAATGCATATCATGCTACAAGTCAATCTTTAGGACTTTATTATAGTTCAAGTTTTGAGCCTATTAATTTTCAAAATGATGAAGTATTACAATATGTAAATCCTAGATATGAAGGTTGTCGTTTATCTGCACCTGGAATTAATATAAACTCGAATATTGCAGCGTTAGGTAATAGTCCAATAATTGAAGTTTACGAAACAAATGCTAATCAATTAATATTTACAAATACACCGGCAAACCGTAGTACCGGTAACAATCGTGAACCTGGTAATTTAACGGTTAGGTAAAATTATCTATCGATATATTTATTAAAAAGATAGGAATATTATGGGATACTTAAATAATTCTACAATAACAGTTGATGCCATTCTTACTAAGAAAGGCCGTGAACTTTTAGCACGTGGAAGAGATGAATTTAAAATTACTCAATTTGCTTTGAGTGATGATGAAATTGATTATGATTTATATAATACTGAGCATCCGTTAGGAACAGCGTATTATGGCGCAGCTATTGAAAATATGCCAATTATTGAAGCTATTCCAGATGAAACGCAAATGATGAAATATAAATTAGTTACATTGCCAAAAGGAACTGCTAGAATACCAGTTGTTGATGCAGGTTTAACTGTATTAAACTTACAAGGTCGTCAAAGGGTAACAATTTCACCGACAACTGTTAATTTTACTAATGGTAATGCACAATACGGTTATACTGCAATTTTAAGTGACTCAGATGTTGCCGAAATTAGGGTAATAGCCGCTGCTACAAATCAAGCAGTCTCG